CTTATTGTTTTTATCGAGCTGTTTTTGTAGCTATTTTTTTTTAGTTTTACGTTTTGAAGCAAGTCCCCCTTTGTTCATTCCTCTGTCTGCTGCATCATCTTCATCTGAGCCTACTACACTTTCGCCTTCTCTGGCATCTTCAACTTCTTGTCTATTGTCTTCTGCTTCTTTTTGTTCTGCGGCTGCTGCGGCTGCTGCGGCTGCTGCGGCTGCTTCTTCCTTGGCTTTATTGTCGGCTATCCATGCTGGGTCTTCTCTGTAATCATATGTATCATCGGGATCATACCCTTCATCCCCTGTATCACTATCAAAAGCAGCCTCAATGGTAGGCTGAATGTCTTCTTCTTTCATAAGCCCTTGTAAAGTATTAATACCTCTACTTTTTCGTTCTGTATCAAGTTGTGCTTTATATGACCACGGACCAAACCAAGTAGCAACTTTACTACCTTTTACAGTGTCGGCAAATGCTTTGGATGCTGCTTTTTGTTGATTTGCAGGTAACTTAGTTATTGCTAAAGCGTTTGCGTATGCATCACGTATTGATGCTGGTACAGTTGCATCTTTTGAAATACGCAAAGCAGCCGTTGCAAAATCTTCTTTTTGTTTATTTAGTGCAACACCTAAAAGAGGAATAACACTTAAAAAACTACCAGTAGTTCCATATATTTGTCCTGTAAATTTAGCTATTTGAGCTGCGCTAAGATTGTCATACCCAATAAAGTTATTTACATCATTTGTACTGTCGTCATTATTGTCGTTTGTAGCAACATTTACAGGAGATACAGGGGCTACAGTAGTTTTACTTCCTTCTTCATAGTAGCCAGTAGGAATAGGGGGAATAGCTATACCATTTACAAAACGTATATACATTTTTAGACCAGCGTCATTAACATAAGTTTTTACAGAAGATTTATTTCCTCCCATAAAGTAGGGTGTTTCCATTTCAGTAACAGGACCACCCTCATCAAAGGCTTGAACAGGAGCCTCTTCACCATCTTCATATGTTTCTAACTCGTCTGCTGAAAAAGGTAAATTGTCTTGGCCTTCCACTGGTTCACCACCTATGCGACCGCCTTCTTCTAATCCAGAAAGTTCCATCTTAGCTGTATTACGAAGATCTTCAAAAAACTTTATTCCATAATATTGTAATACATCTGCTGGCACAACATATTCACCTTCGCTTAGTTGTGCAGGTATATCATCTCTAACTTCTGATGGCATAGCACCTGGAGGTACTTCATTACCACTTACAGGATCTAGTCGAGGAGGTTTATCTCTAAATGCCATTTCAGTCTGTTCATTTAATGCCATTGATTTTGTCCCTTAAATATTTTAGTTGGCGTAATGCAAGTACTGTTCCTTGCGCTCTGTGCATTTCTATAGAGGTACTGGCTTGTTCTAAATTACGATGTGCTATAGAAATTCTAACATCCATTTCTTCTGTAAAGGCATCCCACTCTGCTTTATTGTTAACAAAAGTTTTAAGCGACATTGCCAGTAAATCCTTCTTCACCTGGAGTTGGAGCCATGCCTGTTCCTACTTGGCCCCCACCACCACCTGTAGCATCCATAGCATCAGCACCAGCTACTGCTTGAGGAGGGCCACCAGGAGGAGCAGGAGGTCCCATTCCTTCAGCCCCAGGAGGAGGCGTAGCGGGTTGTTGGAAGCTCTTTAGTATCTCTGCTTGAATAGCAGCATCTTGTAATGAGTTAGTAACTTTGTCAGGGTCAAGTTCCATACTCTTAGCTATTTCTCTAATAATATAATCCATTTTAGCAAACGGAGCTAATGTAGGATTTTGTACTGTACCTAAGAATTGCATTAGTCGTTGGCTACGTACTTCATTAGCCATTAGACTTTCTGTACCACTAGCTTTTACTTCTAAGTCTCCTCGAATGTCAGGGTCAAAGTCAAATTGCATATTAAAGGCAAAGAACGCCCTACCCATAGGAGCAATAAGATAGTCATCTACATTTTTAACTACAGAACGTATGCTACCATTTGCTGCAGACATTAACATGGATATACCTGAAGCAGTACGTCCTACACCTGACACACCAGTCTGTCCGTGTGCAAAACTAGGGAAGCCTGTGCTTTCGTCAGCTAATACTCTAGCCTTGTCAAACAACTGCATATTTTCACCAGCTACGTTAGGAAACTTAGTGCCAAACAATGCTTGCCCTGGCGCACCACCTTGACGACGGAATACTTTACCAGGATATACTGACATGTCTTGACCAGGCACAAGGTTGGTTTCATCAACCTCGATAATAAGATTACCAGATAGCGCAGCATTATCAATCGCCATACGCATAAAGCCATTCATTAGTGTTTGGGTATCGTCCATGTTTTCGGCAATACCTACACCAAAGAAACTATATGGGTTGTGTTCAAATGGAACAGCGTAATACGGAATACGTGCAGGTTTAAATGGGTTTAACACCATTCGTAGCACTTCACCGTTGCAGCACCAGATGTTGCAGTTCACTTCTGGTAAATCTTTTAATTCTTTAGGGATACTAACCCCGTTATCTTCAAGGATGTCGATGTCAACAAATCCCCAGAACTCTAGGACTTCCCACCGTTCTGTAGCGTTATGTTTTGCATCGTCGTCTTCCATATTCATTTCCCAGTGCTTGAGCTGATAGTCAGCACCTTTGTCTATTGCTTGTTCGATGCCATCAACCATAAAGTAAGGTCTATTTTTTAAACCTCTTAATTGATTACGAGACATCTTGTGTCGTTCAACTGTGTATTCTGCATCATCCATACTAGCAGCTTCTGGGTCGGGGTAGAAGTTCCAAACAGATACGTGGTTTGTTGCTGGCACAGTCTTAATAAGAGGATCGTACTCCCCTTCTTCGCCCCAGTTAGGGTATTCTTTATCTAATGCAAAAGGACCTTTCATTACGCCAGTACCTAGCAAGGCCATTTCAAATGCCATACTACGAAGATGCTTAGATGCACCTGACTCAGTTAGCTGGTCGTGTATTTTCTTTTCCATTTTTTTAGCGGCAATCATTGCTGGATGGAAAGTGACCGTTTTAGCTGTGCCGCCTCCCCCCTCAATAAGTTTTTCACCTATAGGAGCTAATTTTTCTTCCATACCACCAAGTCTTTTTTGTAAGTCTCTTAGTGTTTCCCCAGGTTTTAAGTCTGTGTCGGGGCCAATTAAATAAGGTTTTGGTGGGCTGTCTGTAAAAGAAGATTTTATGCTATCAAGTCCAGCTTCTGCTGCTGGGTCTATATTAATATGTACTGACTCACTAACACCATCAGGTAAAAGAGTAGGGTCCACAGATAAAGGGAATTTGTTATTACCAAATAGAACATCAATGATCTGCCCATATGCAGCCAGTGTCTTAGTCTTGGTGACTTTAACAAATACACGAGACTTCTCCGTTTCAGTAAATTGAACATCTGGCCCATATAAACCTCTATAATTTCGGTACGCTCGTAGCCATCTTGTTTCATCGCCTTCTCTAGCATCTTCTGCTCTCTTGAATCTTTCTGATACAAACGAAACAACCGCATTAGAGGATTCAAAGATTTTATCTTCTGCATCTTCTGCGGCTACTACGTTGTCTGTCTCAAATGATAGGTCGTCTATTTCTGCCATATTTAATATCCAAAGCTAGGATCAGCCGCTTGAAAGCCTGATCGTTGTGTTGCTGGGTTGAAGTCCCATATAGAACTTCTAGGTCTTGTCATAATTCCGTATCTTAAAGCATCATAAAGGTGATCTTCAGAATTAGTATCTACATCTTCTGGGTTACGTTTGTCTAAAGGAATAGCTGGTAGTTGTGCTATTGTGTTTGTACATGTAGCCATAAACACCATCCGTGGTTTTTCTGTAAACTCATCAACTTGTAGTCTTCTATGCAATTCGTTCTTTCCTGACACCCTAGAGCCTTTTGATCTATCAGAGGGTCTCCATCTACACCCCTTCATATTCATTTGTTCAGCTAGGCTAGGACCAGTGTCTCCTCTATTATGCCATAACGAACTATCAAGTACTCCGTATCGTATTGTGCCATCTTCTTTTTCTGCGTCGAGTATCATGTCAGCTAAGTCGGTTGCTGTAACTTTAGAACAATACAATTCTCTGTATATTACTAAGGATTCATCTGGTGCTACTGCTAACCATACAACACCTGTGTGACTTCCGTATCCGTAGTCGCAAGCTCTGAACTTTGTCCAGTTGGTTGGTATTTTGTATGGATCAACTACGTGTATCTTTCTATTAAACTCAGGAAAAGCAGCACCTTCATTTACATCCCAGTTACCTTCTAGTAATTGTTTTCTTGAATGTTCTGGAAGAGAAAGAAGCATTGCTTCGTAGTCGCCACTCTCAGCCAAATAAGGATTGTCAAATAAACTAGCAGGAATAAATCTACGTCTAAATAAAGGTTGTCCTTCTTTAGTGTGGCCTTTAGGAAATCGTATTTCTTCTCCTGTCTCTATATTTGTAGCCCAAAAAGGTTCTCGCAAAGGAGAAGGATCAATAAACATTTTCTTAACCCATTGATGTCCAAGACCACCAGGGTTTGTAGTAGCTCTCATGTACAAACCTAGTTCTTTTGAGAAGGCACTACGTAAACGAGATCTCATATAGTCCCAGGCGTAGGAAGAACTCCATTGTGTTAGCTCGTCAAAACCGATCCAGTTAAATGCCTGACCTTGATAACGTGTAACATCCATATCTTTGTCGAGGTACGACATCCAAAGTCTTCCACCTCTAGGTGAGGTCCACTGACTTTTCCTCTCAGACCATTTGATACCTGGTATTGCACGAGGGTATAGTTCTTGGCTTTTTTGTATAAGTTCACGAAGTTCCTCAGTTGTGTGTCTGACTAGTAGCCCACTAAAGTTAGGACTGTTTAATCCATGTAATGGATCAGCTAACATTGCATAAGATTTACCACCACCTGCAGCACCACCATATAAAACTTCTCGTTCCGATGATGATAAGAATTCTGTTTGTGGGCCAGCATTAGGCTGGAAAACTATGTCTTGTGCAATTTCTGTGTCAAACGGAGCAGCCATTGGGACTGCAGGAACTGTTTTATTCTGCTGTGGGCTTTCTATCGGAGTAGGCTCCAACTCTACCGTTTTCGAGCTTTTCGATCTCTTGTAGCGTTTCTTGGAGACGTTGGGCAAGTCTCCGTTTAATAATAACTGCTTTCTTACGTTTTCGCTCAATGCTTAATCTTTTCTTTAAACCCATGTGGGAGATACTTCTCCCTGTTTGTCTTGTCAGCCATTGTGCTACATCTCTAATACTATACTGTTTGACGTGCTGTTTGGCAAGTTCTAATGCGTCAAGCTCGTGTGCTATTGGCTCTAGTAGTCTTTCATTGGTAGGATTAACTTCATACCCAAATGGAATTTGTAGTAAGGATACTCTTGCTATTGTGTGCCAATTTCTCTCTTGGCCTCTGCGCGGCTTTGGTAGTTCCCAATAGCCTAAGTCTCTTTTAGTTATTCGTTCGTACCTTCTTTAGCTGGCAATATAAATACGCCACCACCAGAAGAATTTACATCAACTCGATCTACTTTACCAAAGCCACCTCTGTCTAATAGATCTTTAGCTGCAGCCATCTTGTCTCGTATGCCTAACTCAGTAGGATCATCTAAGGCACTAGCCATAGCTATAGCAGCTTTAGGTGCAATCTGTGCTAAGTAATCTGTAGTTGCGCTTAAGATTTCATCCTTTAAAGCATCTCTTACAGATTTAGTAGGGGTATTCTCACTATAGCCAGCTAGTCTTTTTGCTACAGCGTGATTACCCCCTGCTTCATCGAACAGAACCTCCAGAAATTTAGTTTGATTTTCTGTTAGTTGTCTAGCCATTACTTTTTTTCTTTCCTACTAAATACTTAGGCACGTTTAGATTTTTCTTTTGCTGCCTTGGTAAGATCTTTAAAATGGACCAAGGGTTTAGAGCCTTTAGTATGAGTTTTACCAGTGTGTAAGGTCCCATCAGACATTTTATGATTAACCCCATTAAAC